AACGGTGCAAGGCAAGTTAGTGCAGAATGGACTGCATTTAAGCAATCTATGGATATGTTTTTGGAGATTAGCAAGAGTTTAGGCTTAGATCCTGGCAGCCGTTTAAAATTGGACTACTTTAGAGATAGTAACGAAGATGAGGATGACGAGATAGCTAAACTTTTAAAAATGAACTAATGAAACAAAGCATTTTTGAAACATTGACCTTTATCATTGTTATGAGTATAATTGTCACAGGTTTAGCCGTTCCATTTTATTATTTATGGAATTGGTTGTTTGTAAAATTCTTTTGGTTTGATTTTATAGATTACTTAGAGGCAGTTGGCTTTGTTAGCTTTCTTTTTTTATTTAGATTTATTGCCATAGAAATTAAAACACCTAAATGAAATTTATTGAGGATGTTGTTTCGGGGCGATTAATATTAGGCAACTATGCAAGGCTGGCAGTTGAAAGACATTTAAACGATTTACAGGTTAACGATTGGGAGTATGTTTTTTCAGAGGAGAAGGCAACCAGGGCTTTCTCCTTTATTTCTGCACTGCGCCACACCAAGGGCGAGTTTGCCGGGCAACGATTCAACATCCAACCTTTCCAAGAGTTTTTTATCAAAGTATTATTTGGTTGGCAGAAAAAGACTGGAGGCAGACGCTTCCGCAAGGCTTACCTTGAAATAGCAAGGAAAAACGGCAAAACTGAACTTGCAGCTGCGATTGCAGTTTACTGTTTCCTGTTAGACAATGAAACGGGAGCGGAGGTGTACACGGCTGCGACAACAAGGGATCAAGCAAGGATAGCCTTTGATACTGCTAAAGTATTTTTAAAGAATCTTAAAAATGATTCAAAGACATTTAACAAGTTGGTTAATGTTTTAAAGTATAATTGTAATGTACCTACGACAAATACTAAATTTGAATCGGTTAGTGCCGATGCTGATACCTTAGATGGTCTTAATCCACATTGTGCTATAATTGACGAATATCACGCGCATAAAACAAGCGATGTATTGGAAGTCATGGAAACAGGCATGGGATCAAGGTTACAGCCATTACTCCTAATAACAACAACTGCTGGCTTTAATCGGGAATCTCCTTGCTATATGTACAGAAAGGTAATGGTTGACATTTTAGAAAAAAGAAAAATAGATGAGTCGGTTTTTCCGTTACTATTTTGTCTTGATGAAGGCGATGACTGGCAAGATAAAAATAATTGGACTAAAAGCAATCCTAACCTTGGTGTTACTCCGTACATGGACTACATGGACAATCAATACCAAAAGGCATTAAACGAAGGAGCAGCAAAGCAAATACAATTCATGACAAAGAATCTAAACGTATGGACATCTACTTCCTCTGTTTGGATTTCGCAGTCTTACATTGATGCAACCAGGTTATTTATTGATGATGCTACGCTGTATAATAAGAAATGCTTTGCTGGCTTAGACCTTGCCTCAACGCGTGACATCTGCGCACTTGTACTTTGTTTTCCAATGCAAGAAGGATTATCTAAGCCTCATATTAAATCTTATTACTTTTGCCCAGAGGACAATGTGAGGGAACGATCGTTAAGTGATGGTGTACCTTATCTGCAATGGCAACAAGATGGGCACTTAACAATGACAGATGGTAATGTAACTGATTACGATTACATAAAGAACAAAGTAATTGAAATAACGGCTAAGTATAAAATAGAGTGCATTTGTTTTGATAGATGGAATGCCAGTCAACTTGTTATACAGTTAACAAACGATGGAGCAACCATGAAACCATTTGGTCAAGGTTTTATTTCTATGTCTGCACCAACCAAGGAGGTAGAAAAGTTGTTTTTATCTCATGAAATTACACATGATGGTAATCCAGTATTAGAGTGGATGATGAGCAACGTTATTTTAAGACTTGATCCTGCTGGCAACATAAAGATAGATAAAGCTAAAAGCACAGAAAAGGTGGATGGAGCGGTAGCAATGGTTATGGCTTACGCACAGATAATGCAAGGAGATAGACCAACGATATATGAGGGCAAGGAAAGGGAAGGAGGATTATTGATGTTATAAAATGTACCTAATTAAAATAAAAACCTTTTAATTATGGAGAATTTAATGAGAAAGCATGAGTACGCTCAACAGGTTAGACAGATTAATTCAACATCCGGTTATTTTCATAGGTTTTATGAATTATCTGGAGAATGTCGTACACATCAAGAGGCATGGCAGAAATTAGAGGAAGAAAGAGAGGAGTTAGGTCTTGATGAAAAGTACACAACGTATAATAGCTTTCGCAAAGCGAAAAGTAATTATATGGACATGAAGTTTGTTTAGTCTGTTACTCAAGGTTTATAACTTCATACTAATCTGGTTTATATTTGCCGCATGGGAATAATTAATACCATGCGGTCTTTTTTTTCTAATACTCGCGCCAGTATAGAAAATCCAAGTACACCTATTAACGGTGATACATTAGGCGCATTGTTTCAAAGAGGATCTGCAGCTGGTGTTGCGGTAGATGAATATTCTATTATTGGTCTTCCTGCCTTTTACCGCGCTACTCAAATACTTGGCGGTGTTATTGCCTCTTTACCTTTTGATATAATTGAAAAAGGAGTTGATGAGAGTATAAGAATAGCAAAAGAGCATCCTAATTATAAGATAGTTAGTCGTGAGCCTTCACAGTTTTATACAGCTCACACCTTTTATAAAACATTAGTGCTTCACTATTTGAGCCATGGTGTATTTTACGCTGCTATTAACAGGAATGCAAATAGCCAAAGGATTACAAGTCTTTTAATACTTGATCCGGTGCATATGGAAAGCTATTACAATACACGAGGTGAGTTATTGTTTAGGAACAAAAAAACAAATAAGAAATACAGTTACGATAACATTATCCATATTCCAAATCTTACATGGAATGGTATTGATGGTTTTGTTATGCCAGACCTTCATAGAGATAACTACGGTTTAGCATTAGCTAATAGAAATTACGGTGCTAACTTTTATAAGAATGGCGCACACTTGAATGGAGTGTTAAAACATCCTGGCAAGTTAACCAATGAGGCATACGACAGATTAAAATCTTCTTTCAATCGTGCTTTTGGAGGCAGTCAAAATGCTGGAGGCACTGCCATCTTAGAAGAAGGAATGGACTTTCAGAAGGTAGGTCTTAATCCAAACGATGCAGCATTTAACGAAACTAAGAAGGCTACTATTTCCGACATTGCTCGCATAACTGGTGTGCCAGGTGTTTTATTGGAGGATATGGATAAAGCAACTTTTAGCAACATGGAGCAGTTGAGCCAAATGTTTGTTAATTACACAATTATGCCATTATGCGAAACTATTGAGGCTGAATTTAATAGAAAGATATTTTTTGAGGCAGAAAAGTACACTTATTGTACACGCTTTAATCTTGATGGCTTACTTCGTGGCGATGTTGCAGCGCGATCTTCTTATTATACTACGATGCGAAATGTGTTAGCGATGTCACCTAATGAAATAAGAATTAAGGAAAACATGAATCCTTACACTGGTGGAGATAGTTATGAATTGCCTTTAGCATCAAACATAAAAATAGAACCTACTACAGATGCCGTACAGTAATTATCCTCAATCAGCAACTAACGCAGCAAAGAAAGCATTGCAGCATAAAGAAGATAATGGCAGCCAGTGCGGTACAAGTGTAGGCTGGACAAGGGCAAGGCAGTTAAGTGGAAGAGAGGCATTAAGTGACGATGAGGTTATAAGAACATATAGTTTTTTAAGTAGAGCCAAGGTATATGACCAAGGCAAGTATTTTGATGATAACGATAATGAAATATGCGGTTCAATCATGTATGACGCTTGGGGTGGATCAACGATGTTGCCCTGGGCAGAAAGAACAGCTAATAAAATAATGGACGAAAGGTTAAAAGAAGAAACAATGGAAAAGAGAAGTATAAATTATGAGTTTCGCGCTATGCCAGAATCTCGCACCATCGTAGGCACTGCTACGGTGTTTAACTCTGCCTATGACATGGGTTGGTATGATGAAGAAATGACCTCCGA